TCCAATATCCCTTAATTGCTCTACTGTAAATCCTTCTTGTTTTAATGTCTCATAATGTGCTTTTACACAAAAATGACATTTGCCAATAATTGAAGATGCTAATGAGTATGCTTCAAAATTAGCTTTAGTTGTTCCTCCATGTGATGTTATAGCATTCATTCTTAATTGTGCTGGAAGACCTTTTAGATTTGTATCATCAGCCATCTCAATATATGGATACCATACATTATTTTGTGCCATGATAGCACCAGCTGTCATGGCAGCATTTTTTTCTACTTCATTTGTAGAGCTTGCAGCAATAAAAGCAATTAGTTTTCCATTACCAGTTGAAAAAGAAGCTGCTAAAGCTAGATGTGTGGCCAATTCAGGATCAACTGTACTACGATTAATTACAGCATCAAGATTTAGTTTTATATCTTTTGCATAATCTGGTAAAGACTCTTTAAGTTGCTCAACCCAAGACATTATAGAGTTTCTCCTCCAAGAGGTCTATTGCATGCACAAAGTTCTCCTGTTTGAAGAGCATCTAGTACACGTAACGCTTCATCTGCATTTCTACCAACATCTAAATTATTACATGTTACATGTTGAATTACATTATCTGGATCAATAATAAATGTTGCACGATAAGTAACTCCAGACTGGTGATGAACTCCTAAATCACTTGCTAACTGATGTGCGGTATCAGCAAAAGACCAAGAATTTGTTTTCTTGAGATCATCATGTGCGTTACGCCATGCTATCTTACAAAATTCATTATCAACAGATCCAGTCATAAGAACTGCATCACGATCATTAAAATCATTTACTAATGCATCATATGCGACAATTTCAGTTGGGCATACAAAAGTAAAATCTTTTGGATAAAATGCAATTACTTTCCATTTTCCTGGAAAAGAATCTTGCGTAATTACTTCAAATGAGGAATCGTCATATGACAAAGCCCCAGGCTTAACTCCAGTAACAGCAAAGTTACCTAGTTTATCTCCTACTGTTTTCATTTTTCTCCTTATATAAGTGGGATCATTCCCGCTGGACCACCAGGGCTCGAACCTGGGACATCAGAGTTAACAGCTCTGCGCTCTGCCGACTGAGCTATGGTCCAATGCGCCCTTAGAAGGAATTGAACCTCCGACGCAGACCTTAGAAGAGTCTCGCTCTATCCACTGAGCTACAAGGGCATTTGAATATCTTATAATATCAAAAAATTATAGTTTTGACAATCTTTTTATAATAATATTGTAAAAATCTTCTGCTGCATGAATATGCCAATGAAATCCGTTGTGTGCCCCTCTTCCATTATTTTTTATTCTATCTGCAGCTATATTAAATAATAATTCATTACTTAAATCTAAGTGGCAATTAATTTCTTTTTGATTATTAGGAAGAACAAGATCTCCTTTCCTAAACCAAGAATTTGCTTCTATCCAACAATAATTTTTGTGATAACCAGGGTACTTGTCTTCAATTTTTTTATACATATGTGACTGGTACCCTTGAAACCATGTGCTCCAAAAAAAATTAATATTATTTGTTTCACAATATTGTTCTAGGGCATTCAACATTAATCTATCATAAAAGAAAGCAATTTTATTTGAAATAACTTCTTGTGGAGTATAAGGAATTTTAGAATATTTTGACAACTCATATTCATAAAGATCTGCCGTTAAAATATAATTCTCTTTTACGCCAGGGGAATTAAACATTTTTGCCTGGTTTGCATTTCTTTCTGGATTTTGCATTTCATTTTCTAAATAGGGATAACAAAATCTATGCATTGGGAATAATGCAACTACTGTTTTGGGATGACCATATTTTTTAAAATAAAAAAAACATTTAGCAATTTGTCCAGCCATAGAATCTCCGCCCACTGCAAGAGAAGAAAAACTAGAATTTAATTTTTTTGAAAGCATATCAACATATCTAAGTCCTTCGGGTAATCCATCTCCCCTTGTATAGGAATCCCCTAAAAATAAAATATCAGCTTGGTTTTCAAAAGGTTGACTCCTATACCCTAAATTATTTTTTATATACTCAATAGGTATTATATCTTCATTTAATGTTCCATATCCAGCAAGCTGTATGTCCTGTATTAAATAATTTTCCCAACCATCAAAATCTTGTTCTTCTGACATCTACATCTTTCTATTATAAAAATTATCTTATAATTTTTGTATTATAAGTTTTTTCCCATTCTAAAATATCTAACTGATCATTCAATAAAGGCTGGCCTTTAATATTTAAGCTTGTATTTAATAATATAGGCACACCAGTAATACTATACCAGTTTTCTAAAACTTTGTAAAGATCTGGGTGTTGACTTTTGTTTACTGTTTGAACTCTTGAAGTCCCATCTTTGTGAACAACAGAAGGTATTTTTTCTGGCTGTAAACATTTAACTGCATATTGCATGTATGGACTTGTAAAATTCATATCAAACCATTTACTTGCATGTTCTTCCATTACTACTGGAGCAAAAGGCCTAAATGATTCTCGTTTTTTAATTAAATTAACTTTATCTTTAATATTAGGATCACGTGGGTCTGCAAGAATACTTCTATTTCCTAACGCCCTTGGTCCATATTCTGCTCTACCAGATGCTACAGCAACAATCTTATCTCTTATCAATGAAGTAATAATTTCTGTTACTGGATAGTTACTGCCTAGATCGTAGCCAAGATAAGGGTTACTCCAATTTATATGTTTACCATATAAAGCTGCAGCTGCACCAAGAGATGAACCTGCGTCTCCTGGATTTGGCATAATCCAAACATCATTAAATATATTCCAAAGTTTAGTATTTGCAGAACAATTTAATGCACACCCTCCCATAAAAACTAAATTATATTTTCCAGTTTTTGCCTGTGCATATCTCATAAACTCTATTAGTCTTAATTCATATACTTTTTGAACAGCAGCAGCAATATCAAACTGCTCTTGTTCTCCTATGTGTTCATTCCAATCATTTATACCTTGATGAAAATTATATTTTTGTTCTTTTATGGATGGAAAATATGCATTTATTTTATTAAAATATCTATTTGGGTCTCCGTATGCTGCCATTCCCATCATAATATACTCTTCTTGATTAGGCATAAGGCCTAATAAAGAAGTAAAGGCGGAGTAAAATAATCCAAAACTAAATGGGTAATTAAACTTTTTTATTAACTTAATTTTTTCATTTTCACCAACCCAAATTGTTGATGTATTATATTCACCTATGGCATCTAATACTACTATTACAGCATCATTAAATTTACTTGTGTAGTATCCAGCGCAGGCATGAGAATAATGATGACTAAAATATTTAACTGGAAGATCCATTGGAATATTCGGTTTCCAGTCAGCAGCACCACCCTTTAAAAATATACGTGATCTTTTAAGCTGTGGGTGTTCATAATATGCTATGTGCGTTGGGACACCATAATTAAGCATATCTGTATATATTTCTTTACTGTTATACCAATCATTTTTTTTCTTACTATATCTTTCAGCATGTCCAGCAAATAAAATTTCTCCATCTCTTATTAAAGAGATGGATGCGTCATGAGAGGTTTCATTAATCCCCAATATTGTTTTCATTTTTCTCCAATTCATTTAAAAAATTTTCACATACATGAACATGTTTATGAATGCCCCAATGAGCAAAAAATTTTAAACTTTCTCTATCATCAGCTACATCAAAATCTTTTCCAAATTTATTTCTTAAATCTTCATGACAATTTATTGTTTCGCACATATTAAATAAACTTTCTTTACTATAATTAATTTTACAATTATCATCAATGAAATCTTTACACAGAACATCTTCCCAATTTTTTGAAACATGCCATTGGTTAAAATTCATATTAATATAATTTTTAAATCTTATATTATTTATATTTTTATTAAGCCATTTTTCTTCTTCAGTACTCCAAGTCGACCACAATAATTTTATATTATTAGTTTTACAATAAATTTCTAACATTTTAATAAATTGAATACTAATACTAAAAGTAGTTTCAACTGGAAAAATTTCTTGTACATCTAATGGGGCTTTAAAATAATTATTGTCAAAATCAAATTTTCCAACGTATGGATTTAAATCAATTATTGCTTCAACAATTTCATAATCATTTTTTTCTATACCCTGTTGTTTGTATTTCATTTTATTTTTTAAATATTGAATTTGCATTCTACTAAAATTTGGAAAAAGCGCTAATACAATTTTAGGATTTCCAACCCTTTCAACGTAAGAAAAAAATGTACTTACCGACCACATTACAGACTGCCCTGGCCCACTAATATTTGCACAACTAATTTTTAATTTTTCTGAAACTAAATATGGCCAATTAGTGCCCCTTGGAACCCCTTGTCCATATGTTAAAGAACATCCAAGAGTTATCAAATCGACATTTTTAATTTCATTTTTATCCAGCCAAAATCCTGTTATATCTTTTACATTATCTCCTTTTGCAAAAAGGCTTCTTCCAATTTCATTTATTGGATATCTTGAATGCCTCCACAAATCATTATTATACGTTTCTTCATTTTTCATATTTTTTCTATAAAACTTTCTGCAACATGATCATGCCAATGAACGCCCATATGTATGCCATCCGAGCCTATATAATAAATATCTTCTCCCAATAATTTACTTTCGTGGTCTACGTAGCATAAATCTTCTGAATGCTTATGCTGATTAAAAACTTTATACTCTTTTGTTTTTGTATAATGAAACACTGGAGCGTGTTTTTCATATAAAAAATATTTTCTTTCAAGTTTATTACTTATACGTAAAAACTTTTTAGTTATATTTAAAGCATTATAATCCCAAGTAGACCAATAAAAGTTTATATTTAATAATTTACAAATTGTTTGAATAGTATAAATTGATGAAAAAAATTGTTGTATTCCGTTTTCTGGAGCAATAGTGCTATGTGGGTTCGCTGGTAGCTTTAAATATTTTTCTTCTGGGCCATTTTTAATTAAATAAGAAGTTTTAGTTCTTGCCTCTATATCATTATAAAAATTTTTATAATAAAATCTATCAACTACATGCTGGTATCTAAGAGGATCTGGAAAAGATGCAAAAACATATTTTGGAATACCAATGTTATCTATATATTCTAAAAAAATATCCAAACAATCTTTTACCGAGTTCCCAGGGAATGCTAAATTAGACACTGAAAGTCCAGTTTTTTCTTCAATAGTTTTTGGCCAAATGAATTCTTTTGGTATTGCAACCCCATATGTATTTGAACATCCTAAAGTAATTATTTTTGATAGTGGCTCAGACATTTTTCTTTGAAAAAAATTATCATCATTTTCATGTCTGTTTTTATAATTAGTTTCTGATATATAATATAAAGAATTATTATCATCAAATACATTCATGATTAATATATAAACCCATCTCTCTTTTTTTTCTTTTTAAAAATTTTTATAAATTTATAAAAGTAATATAGTACTTTAATTTTCATTCTATTTCCTCCAGTGGAATTATTCCTTTTTCAACTGCAATATCATAGCCTTCTTTTGTGAAATGCATTGTTGCCTGTAGATTTTCATCGTATTCCACATTCATTAAACCTTCTTCAAATAACTGTGTGAGGTTGCTATCCACGTATTCCATATGTGCTTCCCATAATTCTGGCGCTAATTTTTTTGTAACTGTTTCATTTAACTCAAATACAGGTTCTCCCTGTTCATTATATCCAGCTAGCCTAATTGCTCCAATATCAATATAATACTGCATTTGTCTTAATGCTTCTTCGTCATCCATGTTTTCTCCTTTGGTGCACCAGGTAGGACTTGAACCTACGACTACCCGATTATGAGTCGGGGGCTCTAACCAACTAAGCTACTGGTGCCTAGTTGAATTATATATTTTCTAATTCTTTTTTGTCAATAGATTGTTCAACTATTTGCTGAACATATTCAGAAAAATGTTTTCTTATATTTCCTGGTGGTCTTTTACCAGTTTCATTCCATATTCTTTTATATTCAAATATATTATCAAATGTGGTTGGGCACACTTTTATACCATTAAATTCTTTTAATCTAACTGGAAGAGGTACATGTTTTCCACAACATTTACACTCTTTAGCTTTATCTTGATATATACTCATAATATTTCCATTCCATCTAGTGCTTCCGCCAACTTTCTTGGTAATGGAGCACGAATAATATTTCTATTGTCTTCAAATACAGGTTCATTTATTCTATCTCTTGACTTTAATGAAGAATAGGTATGTATTTCAACATTACCAAAATCTGGCCTAGTCAAACTAATTGCATTAAATATAGCCCCACATACAGCATCTGCTAAATCTTTTGATCCTTTTCTTGGGTGATCAACTTTATCTTTTATAATTCTTAATTCAAGCAATTCATCAATTAATAATTTAATGTGTGGACCACTTAATCTTTCTTCTAAAACAACCATTGCCATATCGTCATAATGTTTTTTAGCCACAGATAGAGTTTCTGTATTTATTCCATATTGCCTTAATTGTTGCATCATGTCATGAGAATTCCATCTATCAAATGTACATATTCTAATTTTAAAACCACGAGATCTTAAAGCAAGAATATAATCTCTAACTTCTGTAAAATCTACAGATTTATCTGATGTTGGTGTCCAATATCTTACTGCGTCTACCTCAACTATCGGGGCAGGTTGAGAATAATTATCTGTAACTTTTACATTAACCCATTTGTTAATGTGTGCCATTGCAACAGCACAATGGTCATGCTTTTGAGCTAAGTCTACGTGTATAAAATAATCTTTATCTTCTTGGGGCAAAAACCATTCTTCAAATCTACCAAAATTATCTACTGCTAAAGAAAGACTACTGAATGCTTTTTCTACTTTTTCTCTTGATTTAAAAAAAGCATCTATCGCTTCTGGAGGCATACATGCAAATCTACCAAGGGCATCTACTGGATCTCTATAAAATGGTACTTTAAAATCATCAATACTTCTAGTTGGGTTTACTTCCCACGTAGGTCTTTTCAATGCATATATTTTAGGGAGCTTATAAGAAATTATATGATCTTCATCCCAAGAAACTTCAAACTGATTTCCTGGAGTATTTTCAGGTAAATCTGGATCTATATTAAATATATGAGTTCTAACTATAGTTTCTTTTTCTGCAACAACTTCAGAATACCTTTGTTGAATATAATCATTTTTAAATCTTGGGAATGAAAGTAAAATAACTTTACCATAATCTGGAAAACGAGAATCTACTGATCCACGATACATTTCATAAATAGCACTAGCTGTTTTAGCTTGATCATGACCACTTGTACTTTCAAGAGCAAAACCAGAAATCTCATCCAAAACTGCGACCAAGACGTTATAGCCCTCAAAAGCTTCTCTTTCTGAATGGCCTGAATATACTGTTACATTTTTATTAAATTTAATTTCAGAAGCTTTTGCTTCATATTTTCCAATAAACCAAGGGCTTCTTTCAATTCTAGTTTTAAACCCTTTAAAGAAAACATTATTAGCTTGTTGTGCGTTAATAGCAATATTAATGATGTCTATGGTGTCGCCAGGGGGTTTTCCATAGTAGGTTGCTGGATCTTTAAGAGACAATAGTAAATAAACTATATAGGCTACTGATATTGTTGAGCAATAGTCTTTCCCGCTACCCTTACCTAATTGTGCTATTACCTCGTTACAAGTTTGCCTATATCTATTTTTTCCCTCTGTATCCCCAAAAAGTTTAATTAAGGTAGACTCTTTATAGATTTGGCTACTCTTCTCAATGAGTGTATACTGGTACTCCGAAAGCGGAGGTAGGCCGAGATAGTCTGGGCTTGTAACAAATGTTCGTAAATCGACTGGTCTTTCATCAAACTCTTCTCCGTCTAATATATCTATTAAATCATTAAAATTTAATTCCATTTTTTATTACCTTGGAATTTCTTTCCATATTCCGTTTTCAAAAATAAAACATTGACCATTTGAAGGCTTAAACCATGTTTCTTTATTAAGAACATTTTTAGGCTCTATTTCTGAAACATAATTTGCTTTGCCAACCCCAGGATATGGGACATAACCACTTTTTATTTTAACAAAATTATAAATATTATTTGAGTATGAATATCTAACATCGCTTAATACTTTTTTAACACCATGAGTACAAATTTCTTTTGCTGAATGTATAACAAAATCTCCAATGCTTGGCTTATAAATAATATTTTGATTAACATATTCTAATTCTCCGCCTTCAAAATTATTAAGATAAATGACCATTCCATAATGCGTATTTTCTCTTAAATCATATGGCTCCCCATCAACATATTCTAAGGCCTGTTTCTCCAAAGAATCGTATTCAACATTATCTGCATGTGGAGACATAAAAGAATTTTTTATCATTTTTAATGCACGTGAGCCATGTTGTATATTAAAACCATTTTCTAAATTTATGGACTCTATAATTTTTTCATAAATTGGTTCAAAGTTGACAGTCCCAGGTTTTGAAAAATATCTACCCGATTCTCCTATTAGATCCCAATTACTGTCTTCTATTTTTTCAATTGAATTTACTAAATCTTCACAAAATTCTTTACTTAAAAAATTTTTATAAACATATATTTCCTCACCAATTTTTTCAAAAATATTTTTATTGAACATTTGTTATTACCTCATTATCTTCTATGTTAATTGGTTCTATAATGCCAGTTATTTGTGAAAGTCTTTTTGCTACCTCTAATTTACATTTTGGACAAGTAGCTGTAACTTCTTTTAAAATTTTAACAAGAATATCTTGTTTTCTTTCTGTATCAGCAATTTGTGTTGCTAGTTCAGCATTATCTAATAGACCTACCTCTTGTAGCATACCAATTCTTTTACCTTCAATGTCTGCAATTAATTTTAAAGAAGTTGCTTTTACATTTAATTGACCTGATTGATCTGCATCCTCTACCGTTTTCCAAGCCTCTTTTATAAGCATTGCATAGTGCTGGTCTGCGCCAGATATAGCTTCCTTTGCCCTCTCACGGGCTCCAGAATCGCTTCTAACGACTTCTTTCCATTCGTCTATATAGCCTATAACCTCTGACCTTTTAAACCCTGTTAAGGTGGCGATTTGGGTAGGGTTATTACCCTTTAATAATTCTTCTACAACCCTATTCATACGATCAAAATGATCAGCTAATTCAATTTCCATATAAATTTATTATACCATATCTTAGTTGACTAGGATTGAGATTTAGCTATTTTTAACAATACTAAATATCCAATTAAATCATCAATATCATTATCTCCTGGATAATCAGTACCTTTCATTAATCTATTTAATTTATCATCAATTCTGACATGGAGTTGCTCTCTTGGTCCCGCCTTTGAAAATATACGCACAGGATCTAGGGCTGAATTGCCGTAGGCAATATTCTTTTTTACCAGCATGTGTGCAATTTCATGACAAGTTTCTAATATTTCTTTACCTGCTTCAGTTCCAACTGTTAATAAATATAAATCATCACATTGAAATTGACCTGAATCTGGAAATACTGGCTGAAGACTCATTTAACTAACCCGTTCTCTTTTAATGCTCTATATATGGTCATAACAGTTACGCCACATTCTTTTGCTATATCCTCCATAGTTTTCTTTTGAACTATGTACCTACGATATAGCCAATCTTTACTTTTATATAACTTCATTTTCTGCCCCACTGTATCTTGTCCCAAATGCGTTCATGCCAATAATAAACACCTACTTTTAATACAGTTTCCCAAAAAGCAATAGCAGTTGCCAATATAGCTTCACCTGTAATTATATATACTACAATAAAAGACGTTAAGGTTCCAAAAACCCTGTAGCTCCATGCTTTAGCAAAAGACCTACTTTTCGTTACTCTCATCTTGTATTTCTCCTAAATATAGTCTTGCTTCTGCATCTGCAATTTTATTTTCAAATACCCAATTCTTTACGCTTTTGAGTAGCACTAATATTTTCAATTTCTTCTCCTAACTTGACCTGTTCAATCTTATATCCAACATCTCTACCATAAACAATATTGGTAATATTAGGTAATCTTAATACCATTGCTCCGTCCATAAATTCATCTTTTGCAATATATTCTTTTACCTGATCAAATGTGAGAGGATCTTTTGGACTTGTATTATATGTATTTCTAACACCTAAAAGTACTTGATCTGTTCTCTTTCCAGCCTCGATATACAAAGCATGATGACCTTCATGCCATGGCTGATATCTACCAAGCATTAATGTTGTGGGTTCTGACCAGTCATGCAATTTAAAAATCTTACATATATCTTTTGCTCTTGCGCCTACATCATCTACAAAATCAATATATGAAATATTAAAATCTTCTGGGTCTTGCCACAATTTATTTGTATCTTCAAATCTTCCTTCTGGGATAGTATTCATCCAAATCAAAACATCTGGTTTACCAAAAGCTGATCTTGTTGCATTTGTTGGACATACAAAGTCAACAATCACTGGCGCAACATTTTGTTTAGCAATTAGCCTTGCCATTTCTCCCATACGACGTGCCTGTTCAATTCTATCATCAGGGCTAAATCCTAAATCTGAATTAACAGTTGATCTAACCTCATCTGCATTTAAATGGATTGCATTAATTCTTTCCTTTAAAGCTTTTGCTAGCTCTGTCTTCCCAGAACCAGGAAGTCCTATAATCTGTATAATCATCTTTTAGTCAACACTTCATTAGCATAATAAGCAATTCCGAATGAATCTGCTACGTCAAAATCTTCTAAACTTAAATTATATTTTTTGTTAAAATAATCCACTGTTCTCTTTTTTCTAATTTCTCGCATTTTATTCTTATACCAAGAATCTGCGTATCCAGGATTTTCTGATTTTAATTTTTCTTTTTCAAATTTCGTTGGGTTCTTATTTCCGATATGAGCCTGCCAAGAACTAGGGGATACAGTAATAACGGAAGAGCCAGTAGACATAAGTTCAGCAATAACAACACCGTAGACATAAGATAATTTTATCACAGCATCAGCAGATTTGACAAGTATTGCTCCCTCAATTGCAATATAATCTGATTTTAATTCATCTATCATTGCAAAGGTTTTGCATTTAGCATCATATATTTTTTCATATATGTCGTTTCCCGTCAAATTAATTTTACCCCATTTAACTGGTTTATTATTTTCAAGCAGGCAAAATGCAATAGAATTTGTAGATGCATCTATTCCCAATACCCTATTTGCTTTAGTTTTAATCAGGCTGGCTAATGTCATTTAACATCCTCCTGATCTTATTCCTATGCTTTGAAATATTATTTTTTTCACATTTAGAACAAACTAAAGACTGATTATATCTACTTAAATTAGATTTACAGTATTTACACTCTCTTTTTGCTCCAGATCTGATTGCTTTTTTTTCATAATACTTTTCCATAATTTTTTTATTTGTTGCAATTCTGCAACATTCATCATTATGATATTTTTGATTATGAGTTTTTGGCTCAAACTCTATAGCACAATCTTTATTACCGCATATCATATTTTAATTGGCTCATACGGAACTATTTCTATTAGTCCCTCTTCCATAGACCAGCATTCTTTTTTAACTGGGCAATTCTTGCATTGTGAAGCAGATTTTTTATATGGACGTAATGGCAAATCTCCATCATTAAAATTATCATATACAGAACATAGCCATTCAAATAATTCTGTAATTATCTTTGTATTTCTTTCATTCATTTGAACAGGAATAATTAATACCTGTTGCGTATTTTTATTTTCATATAAGAAAAATCCTTCTTTAACATTACGCAATTTCATATATGTTAATATTTGTAGCAAATGGTTAGGAGCTGGACTCATCTTACCTTGATAAGTATCCCAACTTTCTTGCTTTGCCGTTTTAATTTCTCCAATAACCTCTTCATTATTCCAATCAAGAATCACATCTATAAAACCACGTATTGGTGGATATTCATTAATAATTTCATATTCTTCATGCTTCATGACGCCCATCTTTGTAATCATTTTTTGTATTCTTTCATGAGCCTGTGTACCCTGTGACATATTTGCAATTGCAATAGAATCATTTTCATCTATAAACATTGCTCCAGAAAACGCTAAATACCAATACCTAGGGCAATTACCATGTCCATAACCTAAAGAGCTTGGACTAAAACTAGTTTTTGTTGTTTTTTGATTTGGCTTTTTTGTTGATAGATATGCCTCATTTAACATTTTAGAAAATGAAGATGGATCAAAATTACCTGTAGTTTTTTTAAATTTTAAATTGTTTACTATTTCTCTAGCCATTATATCTTACGACATACTTGAGTGCATCCACAAGTTTATCTATTGACTCCTTTGCTGAATAATATATATTTTTTTTATTGTTATTTGCAGTGCCCGCTTTATCTTTTGCAATTGTAGAATACACCGCAGCCATCATAGAGAATTTTGTAGACATTGCCTGCAACTCAATAATTAACTGCGGTGCTTTGGCAGCGGGAACATCTGGATTCATTAAAAGCTTAACAACAATTGATAAAGCTTTATCTAACTGTTCGTCTTTCATATACTCATGAAGATCATTAAATTCAGTTATTTTATTAATTAATTCCAAGGTGTTCACGTCTGACATATTAACCTACAATAACCTTTGTAACTAGTGCATACCCAATCCATAAACCAACAATGCCCATTAAGCCAGCAAATACTGGCGGTGCTGGTATAGGTAATTTAAATGCACTAAAAATTCCACCGACTACTGCTCCTACTATAGTAGTTAAAAATATTTCTTTCATTAAAATGGAACCTCTACTTCATCAAAAGATCTATCTGAGGAACGATCTTTTTGTAAAGTATAAGAAGTTACAGCTACGCAGTGTCCTTCCATTTGCTTATACACTTTTATCTCATGTTCACTTCTATTATTACCAGACTTGTCTACCCAAGTTGATTCATATATTGTTCCAGTAAGTGTTATCTCTTGACCCTTTTTTATAGTGTATCTTGCCTGATCGGCAAATTTACCCCAAAGCTTTACGGTCCACCAGGAAGTGGCAGAGTCTTCATACTTTCCTGTTTCTTCATTTTTTACTCTATCATGTGTTACCACACGCAGTCTAAGACCAGTATCTCCAATTGGAGATGGATCTTGACCAAGCCTACCTACTAATGTAATAGTTGGATTTGGCATTACGTTCTCCTTTTTAAATAAAAAACAATAAATGTTTTATTGTTTTTAAAATTAATTTTCTTTAACATTTAAAATTATTGGATCTGCCTCATGAGATCCAATTTTGTTACCGAATTCATCCATTCCCTTTTTATATAATCTTAATCTTTTGCCAGTTTCTCTTACTGATGCATGCAATGCATCAACATATTCTTTTCTGTCATTAGTTTTTGGGTATGGAAAATCTTCATTTAAAATTGTTATTGTTGAATTATTAAATTCTCCTATTGATATCGGAAGGATACATCCAATATTTGTTCCTGCTGGTATTAAAATTTCTTTATTTGCAAACTCTGGTTTTATTCTCCATACAATAGATAGCTCTCCTGTAAAAAATGATGTAGCTAAAATTGTACTCAAGACCATTGCTTCTTCTAATGGTTCATTTGGTACTGGCATTGTTAATAAACTAATATTTTGATCTGATTTAAATACTAAATTAGTAACAAAGCTTACCGTACCTTCGCTTCTTCCTGCATCTGACCATATATGATCTTTTCCTAAAATACCAACTGCTGCAGATTCTCTATCACCATTCCATTTAAAAGATATATCTTCATCATAATAAACACCATATCCAAAAACATTTGCTTGGGCTATTGGGAAACAACTGTAAGTACTAGAATGCATCCATTCTCTTTGAAATTTTAATTGTCTTAATTTAGCACCCTTACCGTTTGTTCCTCTATAGGCAACTACATTATACATTTTTCTCCTCCCTGAACTTTACTAAATCTTCTAGCACAGACCATTCTACAACTGCAAGTCTTGTTTTATCTTTTTCTCCAATAATAATTTTTAATAATGGATGCATATCCCTATCAACTTTAAATGTATCTGTACATATTTTTGCCCAAACAGATTTATTTAAATTAAAAGAAGATTTTGATTCTTTATAATCAACAACAAAATTATACCATTTTGCATCACCCTTTTGGTATTTTCCTCTTCCAGAATTTTTTTGAGCTTTTGCATTATCTCTTTTAATTTCAGATCTTTCAGTCATTATCTCTCCCATCAACATATGTTTCTTTATAAATTTTACCATTTTTATAAGGCATTACAATATTAGGATCATAGCTATAATCTGGATTATCAGTATCATACAATTTTTCTTCAGCAATTTTTATTTTTTTTTCTATTTCATTGTTATAAATTTCTGTTACTTTTTCAATTCCATATTTTTCTTTAAGTAAATTCCATTCAGAATCTCCTTCATATTCCCACTTATGAAACATTCTAAAGAGATATTTATTGCCACTAGTAACTGGAAGTACTCCATGATAGTATGGATAAAATGACGGGAATACTATAATGTCTCCAGCTTCTGGTCTATATGTAAGTATTTCATTTGTTTGATCATTTAAAAAAGATATCTCTCCGCCAATGTAATCATCATTCATATATGCAGTTACAGTTAATACAAATTTAAGATCACCAGAGGACATCTTCCATAGGTTTTGATCTACATGATAAAATAAAGCCATATCTCTTTCTGTTGTAATATCATATTTTAATATGTCTGCCTTGACACGAGTCCACGGTGGCGAACTTAAATCAAAATGATTTACAAAGCTTGGCCAATTTATTTTATCTTTATAAAATGATACATAGTCTTGTCCTACATTTTTATAATTATTAAATAATTCATTTATAATTTCATATTGATCTGTTTTTTCTTCTATTTTTATGTCATAAAAATTATCAACAGTTTTTGCTATTTTACCAAAAACTCCCCAATCCTGCCATTTAGTAATATATGTATCCTGGCTTATATTTTCACTTTGTTTTATTATATTAAATGTATTATTAATATCTTTAAACATATTTTTATAAACCAACACCCCTGGAAAAATTTCTTTTTTATTTAAATCTTTTATCATGAAACTATAATTTCCTCAGCATTAACACTTATTTGCTGTAAATCTTTATCAACATATTTTTTAATTTCTTGTAATACATCAACTTCTTCTGAGCTGGTTCCGACATATTCATATTTAAAAAATGATCTCATAAAATATCTATCTGCGCCTTCAAAAAATTTAACAGCGTGATAAAATGGAGAATGTGAAGGCATTATAACCAAATCACCCTCGCCTGGCTTATAAACATAGCTCTTATTAGAAATTGAATCATATGCACATATTTCTCCACCGCTATAATTGCTGTTTAAATATATATTAATTGTAGCAACCAATTTTTTTGTAGAATAATCTTTTTCATGATACCAATCATCTACGTGATATGGCATCATAACTTGACCTATTTTTAAATTTCTATTCTTTAATTTATCATCTGACCATTTAAAAAAATCTAAATCATAATAAGTTGGTTCATGCAACATTTTGTTCCAATCATTTATAAATTTAGGCCAAATTGAATTACGTAAATTAAACTCATCAAAGTAATCTTTTCTAATAAAATCTAAAATATCTAAAAATTCTTGAATTATATTTTTTTGTTTTATTATTTCTTCTGAGTCAGAATTTAATATAGAATTATTCCACTCAAAAACTTCTTTGCGAGAACCTTGCTCAAACCAGTCATACCACTCGCCAATAATACAATTTTTAGAATTGAGCATATCTATCATTTCTTTATTATATTTAAAAATATTTTTATAAATAACTATTTGAGGAGCAACTACAATTTTTTCAAAAGTATAATTTTTCATTGATTTACCTTTAAATTATTTTTATGCCCAGAGCTACATGTCCATGTCATAATAAAATTCTCTTTATCCCAAAAATATTCAGAAGCATCTAGGTCGCATTTAAAACAAGGTTTAGAGCCAATAACTTTTTCTAAATGCTCTATGTCGCCTTCTGTTGGCTTTGGTCCAATGAATTCATTAATATTTGGCATCAATCTCTTCCTTTAATTTGTTAACTACATCTGGATTATCTTTAAGATACTGGACGGCCTTTGCTCTACCTTGTAATCTTTCTCCATTTACGGTATACCATGCCCCGCCTTTTTCTACTATTCCACACATTTCTGCAACATCTAAAGTTTCTCCTACGCCATCTACCCCTAATGTTTCTCCTTGGAAATAGAAGTCATACTGTCCAGATAAATTTGGGGGCCCAAGTTTGTTGTAATCAATAATCCAATTAACTGGTCTTCCGACTCTTTGTTCAATAATTTTATCGCCAACTTTAACGCCAGATTTGATAGCATTAGCCTCAGCCTCGGAAGACCAAAGCTTAATGACTGTGGAGGAAAAGAATTTGACTGCCATTCCTCCCGTAGGTATGTGGCTGGCATGCATAGACCCAAATTGATTTCTTTGCTGGGAAATGAGAACAAGTAATGTATTTTTGTTTGCATAATTTAACATCTTGACCGCATGGGTCATATCCTTTGCTTCTGCGCCTATTTGTTTTGTATCCTCAAGTTTTTTGAGTTCATCTGAATCTTTTTCAAAATATATTGCAGGAAGAAGAGCAGATATAGAATCAACTACAATTATATCTACTTCGGCTTCCATAAGTTGTGTTGCAACATCAACCATGTCATTAACTGTTTTTGCAGAAGAATATACAAGTTTTTCCGAGTCTACTCCAAGTTTTGATGCCCATAATGGATCATATGAATGCTCAGCATCTATCCAAGCGCAAACCTTTCCTTCTTTTTGTGCTTCTGCAATCATCTGTAAACAAAATGACGATTTACCTGCCGACTTATTTCCCCAAACTAAAACTTGTCTGCCAAAGCCAAGACCACCTTTTAATGCAAGGTTTAGCCCAATGCTTGGAGTCTTCTGCTTTTCAACCTTAACATCAATTGCAGATTGAACTCTGTTTCTAGTTTTTGTATCTAGTTTTGCTAATATATCGTCTATTTGTAGTGTCATTATTTTCTTTCTTTAGTATAGTATATCATTAAAAACGATTTCCGTGAAGAGGTGGCCTAACTTTATTTTTATCCATTTTATTTTGCAAAACCTCGTCAAGGCTATGAATAACAAATTCTTCATTACGCATAGCAGCATATAAATCTAATAATCTAATAATTGTATCTGCAATTTCTTCTACAACTTTTTCAGACCCCTGATCTTTACGGATAGCTTCCAAAACTTCAGTAACTTCCGAATGTACAAGAGCAAGTTTATTGCCAATTTTGTCATAAGAGTATTCTCCATCCCAAAATCCTTTATCTTTTGCTGTTTCATGCAAAAGTGCAGAAAGTGCATCTAATCCGTAATCAGTCGGTAGGGAGTTCATATTCTCCTTGACCATCTTCTTCACGCAACTTGAATTCAAATGATAAATTTTCATCATTATAAGATACTGAAAGCTGCTTATCTTGATTATTAGCTTCCATAAATAACTGGGTTGGAATTTCAATAGAACCTAATTTAGTTAAAACTGCTACTAATATTCTTGAAGCATTCATAGCCTGGAATATTTCTTCTGGTGTTTGTGTCATTTTATCTCCTTAATCATTAAAGTGCCATCATCTAATTCTTTAGTAATTGGTTTGCATGTCATGCCATCCCTCATTTTAGCTAAGGCTACTGGATACATACTTGCAAAAACAATGGCTCTTTTTAGATTTTTATATTTATCAGACATTACTATGTGAGCCATAGTCTGTCCTTTTTTCGTTTTATACGGAGTAAAGTTTACCACAATCTGCTCGTCCTCCGCAAGATCATATTCTCTTCTATACAAGTAGTCAATAAATAAATCATTATTTTTTGGATCAATATCTTTTACATTTATGTACCTAACAATACGATTATCTCCCACTAATATAAAGTACATTTGATTTGTTTCTATTTGTGTTTGTTCATTATGAAACAATCCTATGGAGCCTGTTTCATCTACTATCTCTACTCTTGCCCAACCGTCACCTCTTTTTATATTTTTTACCATTCCAAATATGACAAATGAACCAAGTGGATCAAAATCTTCTATTGGCCTTGCTTGGGCTTTTATTCTTGGAGGCAAATCAAGATTAAATGTAGGTATTCCTAAAAACTCATAATAAGATTCAGATTCTTTGCCAGTTCGTGGGTTGTCATCAAAAGCTGCTGCCCCAATAGCATTTAACGAAGAAATTGCTCTTGAATTTATTCCACTTCCCTTTTTACCTGCCTTGGATTTAAAATCTTCATAAGTAGAATATGGCCTGTTATTTATAATTTTATTTGCTATGCTATCTGAAATAAATTTAACTTCAGCAAGACCAAATCTAATTGAATCTCCTTGCAATGAGAAATTAATATCTGACTCATTAATATGTGGCAATTTAATTTTAAGACCTAATCTTTTTGCCTCAATTAAATATTCTGTTCTTGTATCTTTGTCTCCTTCGTTTTTAAGGAGCGAGAATAAAAATTCCAAAGGATAATGAAGCTTAAGCCAAGCGGTATAATAAGAAAGCATAGAATAAGCGACAGCGTGACTACGATTGAATGAATATCCAGCGTGGGCCTCAAATGTTTTCCAGAGTTGTTCTGCTTCTTGCTTGCTGATATGTAGCGAAGCGCCTTGAATAAATTTATCTTGGAACTGATCGAATTCTTTTGCATCTTTTTTCTTTCCAATAATCTTTCTTACCTTATCAGCTTCTGACCAGGTCATACCTCCCAAGTGTACGCAAGCTTGCATAACTTGTTCTTGATAAATGATAACTCCAAATGTATTTTCTGTGAAAGGCTTCATGATTGGATGTACAAACCTCACGGCCTCTTCTCCGTGTTTTCTTTTGATATAAGATGGGCCTACAGTATCCATTGCACCTGGTCTGACAAGAGCATTAGATGCAGCTAAATCTTCAAATGTGCTTACTCCCATTTTCATTAATAGATTTGTATACGGAGTTGCTTCAGCCTGAAATACACCCTTTGTATATCCTTCGCTTAATACTTTATAAACTTTTTCATCATTTAGATCTAGGGCTGATAGATCTATGTCTTTATTATATCTTTGCTTTATTGATTTTAATGTATCAGATATAACAGATAATGTTTTAAGCCCAAGAGCATCGAGTTTAATCAAACCTATGTCAGCAACAGTATCCATATCATATGCAACAACTGGAATTCTTCCAGAGACTTTATCTTGTGCATCTTCACGAGATTCTACTGGGGCGTACTTTCTAATATCGTCCTTTGCCACTACAACACCAGCAGCATGTACGCCTACGCTTCTAATCTTTCCACGAAGTCTTTCTGCAAGCCAAGTAACTTCTGGGTACTTTGTCCTAAATTCTTTTGTGTTTGGAGAATCTAAATAGTCTTCAAATGTATCGATTGATTTCAATGCTTTATTAACATCACCAAGGGGAACCATAAATACACGAGCAGCATCTCTAATCACACCCTTATCTTTAAAATAAGTATATGTTGATATTGATGCTACGTGTTTAAATTTCTTTTTAAGATATTCTTTTACTTCTTTTCTGCGTCGATCCTCAAAGTCTGTATCAATATCAGGAAAATCATTACGTTCTGGATTAATAAAACGGAAAAATAGAAGATCATATTTAATTGGATCAACATCTGTAATGCCAATTGTGTAACATACAAGTGATCCAGCAGCAGAACCACGTCCAGGCCCTACAAGCATGTCCTGAGATTTTGCCCAATTAATCATGTCGGCAACTACTAAAAAGTATGACGCAAATTTCTTTTGCTTAATTATATTTAATTCTTCATTTAATCGTTCTATATAAATATCATTATTATCTAATCCTAATTTTTTTAATCCAGCAAATGACATATCAGCTAATTTATCATCCGCATTAGTTTTAGGAACTGGAAGCAAGTCTAGGTTTTGATAAAAATCATATTGCTCTATTTTGTCTGCTATTTCTAATGTATTTTCAAATATATCAATTCTATTTATCCCAGACTTTTTAAAATCAACCTCAATTTCTTCACGAGTTTGTATAAATAAATTATAATCCTGAAAAGATATTCTTCTATCTGGATATAGATAATTAAATCTATCTAGCATATCTTTCATTTTACGTGATTCATCAAAATCTGCATCCTTATCCATTTTAGGATTTGTGGATAAAATAAGCATTGCTTCTTCTAATACTTTATCTTCACCGTTAGCAAAATGAGCATCTCCTGTTGCAACTGCCTTAATTTTAAGTTCATCTGCAAGTTCAAGAAGTTTTAAATTTATTTCCTGCGGATTATGAGACTGAACCTCCACATAAAAATCTTCTTGAAAAGTTTGTTTAAAATCTTTAAGTATAAGTTTTGCTTCTGAAAATTCGCCCTTTTCGATGCTCTTACTAATAAGACCATTAAGACATCCAGAAAGAACAATAATACCTTCCGCATATTCTTTTAACACCTCTCTATCAATACGTGGCTTATGGTAAAAACCTTCATTCCATGCAATCTCCTGAAGTGAATTAATATTCTCTAAGCCCTTTTTATTTTTTGCTAACAATATAATATGGTTATATGCCTGAATTGACTTATCTGTTTTAGAAGATCTGTCAAATCTATCAGTAGGAGAAATATATGCTTCTACCCCCAAGATTGGCTTTATATCATTTTCTTTGCATGCTATTTGAAAATCTCTATGAGATGACAATGTTCCATGATCTGTTATAGCAATTGATTTTTGCCCAGATTTTTTTGCTGCTAAAACTAGTTCGGCAGGAGAGTTAAGACCATCCATCAATGAATAATGAGAATGCACATGAAGATGCACAAATGACATTAACTCTCCGCCTTTCGACTACTACCAAGTTACATCGCTAGATGTAGATGGTTCTTCTTCTTCATGTCCGCCTTCTCCATTAAAGAAAGCTTCTTGATTCGCATAAGGTAGGTCACGAATCGCTGTTTCCTCAAGCTTATGAAGCTCAAGCCCAGAGGCATCAAACTTAGCCTCATCTTTGGCTAGTGGGATAATTGTATAGCTAGTATCTGTTTTTGTTCCAGATCTTTTAATTCTCCACATAAGATTTGTAATTGAACCCATTTCTCCAGCGTATTCTATTAAAGTTGGAGTAACTGTTTTGCCACTTGATCCCTGTGAAAGAATAGCTACGTACGGATCTTCTTTGCCATCATCAACTAATACATTTATGTATAAACGTGAACGGCCTTTCCATCCTGCCTTATAGTCTTTTCTATGTTGCTCGCAACCCCAGCACTTACCCTGATCTTCCATTGTGCAAAGAGCCTTGCGACGATAATCTTTTGGGTTTGTGTGTTCTACTGCAATAAATCCAAGACCCAATTTATCATTATAATCTGGTGAGTCTGGGTCTAGCTCCTGAAGAAATCTAATCTTTACGCTTTCTCCATCTTCGAGTTTAACCCAACGTCCCTTACTTTCTGAACCACTTGTTGATTGTGGCTTATCTATTACCTTTTTTAAAGCTGCTAATCCTGTAGCTTTCATAATTTCTCCTTAGTTTATATTTGACGGTATATATCCGTCTGTTTTTCTATTATATCACGTTGCCCAAGATCGATATTCGAAATCGGATACCGCATTATTAATACATAGCTTTATTTCTTCATCTGTCATATCGCCAGCATCTTTTGCATCATGTGGATATATCTTACCATAATCATAAGAAGCCCACAAGAGGTTTTTATTTTTTAATTTACTTGCAATACTAATTCCCAAATTTCTTCCAGCCTCGTCACTATCAGTCATAATTATTATTTTATTAAAATACCTATTTAATAATTTAATATTATCTGTTGATACATGCCCGCCTAATGTTGCAACTACATTTGGAAATCCTGCTTGATGAACACGAATTGCATCAAAACTAGATTCCACTACTACAACAGTATCGCCAATTCTTTTAGCTCTATGAATATTAAATAAAGTTTTACTTTTAGGTAAATTTGTACTATTCTTAAATCTTTTATCCGATATAGATCTACCTACTAAGCCTACTGGAACTCCATCTGGACTATGCACTGGAACAATAACCATATCTTGGTTAGAAGAATATCCTAATTTAAAATAATGCATTGAATCTAGGTTAATACCCCTACTTTCAAAATATGACTGAGCATGTTCACTTTTACCCAAATCACTATAAAGTGAATCAAGTATAGTTTGAGAAAATTCTATAAATTCTGGCTTATCTTCTAATATAGAATTTAATTCTTCTTCAAATATTTCTTCTTGGCTAGAGGATTTAGATGATATAAATCTAAGTGCTTGAAAATCATTTTTATCTAATATTTTTTTTACAAGATCAACTAAGTTGCCAGACTGTCCACATGATGGATTAAAGCATAGCCATGCTCCAGTTATTGTGCTTATACTAAAACTAAATGTGTGTACATTATTATGAAAAGGACAAAACATAGATATATTGTTATTTGATTCAGACAATATATCTAGCCCTAGAGCTTTTATTACACCCCTAATTTGGGACGGAGTGTACGTGGAATTAATTTCCCTTGTGCCATTCCCTCTGTATCCCATGCCTTCTTCTTTCCCACATAAACTCCTTGGATAGTCATTAAAAACTTCCAAGTCTCACCATTAAATTCTACCGAAAATGCTGGGTCTATGTCAAGTATTCTGACATAACCTTTATCTCTCATATCATGAATTAGTAAGCTTTCATACTGATGTCTAATCCTTATTATGTCAGAATCATCTAAAAATTCTACATTAATTTGAAATCGCTTTATTCTTTTGTGTGTCATTATTTAATTCTGGTAAATTTTCATAAATAGGTTTGATGATACCACGATTGATATCCCACTCTAAAAAGAATCTAAAGTCTTGTCCGTGACGGTTCTTTCTTGAAACTACCTCAACCAAATCTGTATTTGCATGCCTATGAATTGCCATTGCCATATCAGCATCATATTCAATTGCTTTTGACCAAGCGACCTGGCTCATCATTGGAGGTTCTTTTTGATCAGATATATCATCAGCAGTTGCAGCAGTAATATCAATAATTGGAATATTATTTGATACTGCCAGTAACTTGAAGTCTCTTGAAATATTTCTATTTCTTTCTACTTCTGAATTACTACGCTTATTGTCATTAAATAACTGA